CCCCGCATCTCGCCGATCCGAGTCGAGTCCCACATCTGCCCGACCCGAGCGGAGTCCCGCATCTCGCCGATCTGAGCCGAGCCCCACATCTGCTCGACCCGTGCCGAGTCCAGCATTCTGTCAACCCGAGCGGAGTCTTGCATCCTGTCGATCCGAGTTGAGTCCCACATCTGCCCGACCCGAGTCGAATCCCACATCTCGTCGGCCCGAGCCGAGTCCCGCATCTCGCCGATCCGAGCGGAATCCAGTATCCTGCCAATTCGAGCGGAATTCAGCATCTTGTTAACCCGCGCGGAATCCAGCATCCTGCCAATTCGAGTGGAATTTAGCATCCTGCCGACCCGCGCGGAATCCTGTACCTGTCCGACCCGAGCCGAGCCCTGCATCTGCCCGATCTGAGTCATGCCCTGTATCTCGCCGACCCGAGCCGAGTCTTGCATGGCCACGATTCGAGCGTTTCGTACTCGCTTAACATGGGCTGCCTTGTGTAAAATCCAGCATCCCCCCAGCAACATCTCGCGTTGATCGTCCACTAGCATTCGCTTGATGCGTTCGCGAAGGATATATTCGACTTGTGCGCCGGTTTGTCCGTCGAACCATTCGGGCGTGTGCGGGCGGTCAACCCGCAACGTGTAGGCTTCCACGTCGGCATAGTCGATGCTGGATAACGTCAGCTCGACTCGCACGAATCCTCCCTGGCCGTTGTCGGCCAACCCCCGATTATCGATCAGGTCTTCATGCAAATCCGTATGTTCCGGATCGCAGTAGACCTCGGGCGAATCGCCGGGTTTCGGCTTGATAACAATGGCACTCAAAAAATCACACATAGCTGGTACCTCCTTTAGAGCTGAGTCGATTGGTCAGTCGTGATCGTAATTCGTCCTCTTGTTCATCAATTCGCCTCCTCGGGCTGCGCGTCGTGCAGAGAAAGTTCGCGCCCAATTCGTTGTCGGCGAAGCTCCTTGTTTTGTTCCACCAGCCTGCGACAACAGATTTCTTTCGTTTTGGTCATCAAGTCCACCAATCATCAGGTGTCTCAATGCTTGACAATATGGAATTGAACCCGCACCACATGGCCGCGATGCATGATCAGCGCCCCATCGAAGTTCGCACCACACAGAGTCGTCATCAGATCCGCAAAACGCAGATCCGCATCTTGCAGGTTAGCATCTTGCAGATTAGCATTGCGTAGATCCGCATCTTGTAGATTGGCGTTTTGCAAATTGATGCCTTGCAGATTGGCGCCTCGCAGATTGGCGTTTTGCAGATCCACATCTTGCAGGTTAGCATATTGCAGATTAGCATTGCGCAGATCAACGTTTTGCAGATTAGCCTTTCGTAGATCGGCGTATCGCAGATTGGCGCCTCGCAGATCGGCGTTTTGCAGATCGGTCCTCACTCCGTCGGGAGCTCCTTGCAGCCACGCCGCATGCTTGCTTAGAATATCCCCGATAGTCTTCGTTACGGTTGTCATTGTATTTTCCTCGTTTCACCCTCAATGGATTTCTCGCATCCGCGACACAGTTTCAAAAGCATCGCATCGCCTTACTTTCTATCATGATTCTTGTTGACACGAAGGAATTCCCATAGCCTCCTCAGCATGTTTCCTCACATTGGCAGATGTACTCCAGAGTTGCCAACCCGTTCCCCGTTTCATGTTCAAATAAATTATCGGTTCTTCCATCCTTTTAGCGGCATACCAAAGATAACTATCTTGAGAAGCTACCGGTATTTGCCACGGACCGCATGTTTCTCGAGCCCATCTTGCTGCTTGCCTGGTGAAATCAGATCGAAAGAATCCGCACCACGAACCGATCCGCTTGTGGCAAACCCGATCCCAACCAGGGTCCGCTTTCAAATTCAAGGGCTTCCTAGATGCCAACTCGGGTAATCTCCAATCGTTTTTCTCGACCCACTCATCCAATCTCTCCATAATGTCTGGAGGCCGGCTGAATCCCCATTTATGGCTTATTATCGCAGGATTATCTTGAAACCACTCCGATTTGATCCACTCATCTTCACCTACAGCTACAGCATCCGTGTCCAACTTCAACCAATAGGGAGTAGTCACAAAAACATCTGGAACATGCACAAATCCAGCCAGCATCTTATGACGTTGGGGATTATTCCACTTATCTGATCCATCACCCGAATACTCTGTATGAGGAGGAGGCCACGGAACAAACCCATCTATCAAATCACGTCCGGTGATTCTGGCGATATCTTCCCACGTGACATCTTGGTCATGAAAAACGATCACCTCTCGATCCAACATGGATGGTTTGTGTCGTAACCAAGTAGGCCATACCCAAGAGAGCTGCTCCAAGTGCTTCCTATCCACACCAAGCACAACCGTAAAATCAGGAATGTTACTCATCGATTTCCACTTTCATGTATATCTTCATTTCTTAGCTGCAGGACCCCCTGTGCTCAACCTTACAATATCATCTTGTTCCACTACTCCATCAGGCCAATAGACCTCCACCATCCAACCGGATTCCTCCACGACAAATCGGTGGATCATATTGCTTGGAACCAAGAACGAATGACCCGGGAGCAAGAGGAATCGATTCGGTTCATCTTTGATGCTCTTGTCATCCCAAGTTTCAATCACTACCACACCACTCAAGAGGACAAACAAGTTCGCCCGTCTCCTGTGCCAATGAACAGAGCACTGAAAACCTTCTTTGATCTGAAGTAAACTCACCGCCGCATTCGGATTACAGAACAGATGCTTCACAGAACCCCAACATTTCTTCTCCCAACCATCAATTGAATCAAGAAAACTGCTCATTTCTTCGCTCCTTTCGGGTTCTCCTCATACCAACCGATCAAATTCGGCTCATCTGTCACTTCCCCCTTGCAATCCATTATCGCTTCACTAAAAGGGCAAAAAGGAAAAGCCCTCAATCTACTTCGCTCAAAACAATTGAAGATCTCCAAACCAAACCGATCAAACACACCGCTCTCTTGCATCCGACAGAGCCATCTGTTGACAATCCGAAATTGAGCATTATTGCTGCGGCAAGCCTCTTCATCCCTCCCCTGAGGGAATGAATATCCGTAATCAGGCCGCATGGTGAAATCTACGCCTACCAAATAGATCCGCCTAGCTCCTAAATAGTAGAGCATTCGGAGGGCTATCAACATTGTGCATACAGTCTTCGGCTCTCCAGTCCTCTTCACTCCCTCATCAAGATTTCCCCAACAAGCTCCCTCTGTCAAGAAGAACCGATCGGTGGGCTCAAGCCAACTCCATCTCTGAAATCCCCACACGTTCGGACAATCTGTTATGTCTCGTTCATGTCTCTCGAAAGAGCCATCTTTCAATCGCTTCCTTATCCTGGCTCGTCTCCCGCTTAGTTTGGGAGATGGTACAAACTTCATTATCGAGGAATCAAGCCATATCTCATGAGAAAACTTGCCGGGTGAATCGGAACAGAGCATAGCCTGAGGCTTGAAACGAGAGTGACCAGCAGCATTATTCACTGCTAGAGTCCAAATACCACGACCATTCAAGAGCTCCAGGGGAAGATCATTTGCGGATGGCCCTCCACAGAAGAGAACCGCAGGACTCCCCGCCAGGAGATCGCGTAGCACTTCCGTTTTGTTCCTCTGCCGATCGTATATTCTGAGAGGGTCTTCCCACTTGGAAACAAAGTCCGGATCATCTACCCTTATTCTACTCTTGCAAACTCTGCATTCAGGCAATCTTGATCTGGTTGCTGACTCATCTCTGATGGGAAAACATTGATTGAATCGATGGCATTCAAAAGCAGGTCGATTATCAACTGCACCTAACTGATCCCCAAGATAAGCACAAATCATGCGGGCAGTCTCTCTGGTAATGTCTTTCATAAGACTGAAGATGACGATGACAGTGATGAATCTGATGTTGAACTACTGGAAGAACTAGACGTACTTGAACTGGATGAGCTTGTACTGGATGAGGTTGAACTGGTTGAGATTGAACTGAATGAGGTTGAACTGGATGAGGTTGAACTGGATGTACTGATAGAAGACGGTGATACGCTGATTGAGGAGGATGTACTGATTGAAGAGGATGTACTGATTGAGGAGGATGTACTGATTGAGGAGGAGGATGTACTGATTGAGGAGGATGATATACTGATTGAAGATGAACTGTCAACTTCTTCTCGTATTCTGAAAACAACCACCAACTCCGGGTCTATTGTCCAGACCTCGTAATTCCCATCCTTATCTTTTGGTGGAGTGATCTTGATGGTACTATCATCTAACGGATCGAACACCGGAAACTTGTTGGCAAAATCCTCCCCTTCTTTGGTCTGAGTATAGTAATTGTTCACCTCCGCTTCCACATTCCAGCCACTGATGGTAGTTGCATCGTATCCCAACTGATCAGTTACTGTATGAGGAATACCTTGCTTGGCCTTACTCTCCAGTCTTAACGCACATCGTTCCACTGCTACTTCTACGTAGTCATCACCAATCATATCCAAATCAGTCTCGGCCCGAACTCTGAGAAAAGTGATATCTGTAACCCGAAACGTATAGTGCATACAACCCGATACGTGAGCTATGCTACTGGTAGGGTTTAGTATCACATTCCCATTCACCCGACAAATGCGATTATTCACCACTCCCCAAGTCGATCCATTATCTACTGAGATCTCCAATGCAAATCGAATATCACTGCTACCGCTGCCGGTGGAGTGGATAGTACCGGTCGATCCATCGTCATTCAAATCCACTAACGATGTGGGATCCCAACGCCAAATCGCGACGTACATCTCCCTCTGATCATCCCAATATGCAACTACGTCATCGCCGACATCGAAGACTAAATCCAAATCTGTCGCATCCAGATAGTATTCTCCATCTGTCGTAGCCCAGTTGCCTTCATTTATAACATCATCATAGTTCTGATCGAAATATCGCTCTTTGCAGAGATAGTAACGGCTCCACTCTGTATCGATAAGATCTTCGTCCAGATCATCGATCCGCAAGCTACTGATTTGTACAATCCTCTGACGCCAAGGAGCTATCTGTCCATACTGTCCCTCCGGTCCTGTTTGAAAAGAAGGGGGCGGCTGACCAGATCGCCGGGCATATTCAGAGAGCCAGTTTATGTGCTCAGCCTCGAGCCTGTCTCCGCGTTTCTTCTCTGGAAAATGATCACGAGTCATATCCACTGCCAGAGAGTGTTGAGATCGGCCGTCTCAAAGATTTCTTTGTTGCCCCGTAATTGAAGCTTGTCCCACTCACCAGTCTCTTCTCGAAAGTAATGGCGATGCCCTAACACCTTTCCATCTTTCTGAAGACTCTTCTGGAGGAATTTCATTGTCACTTGAGCAGCCGGTTTGAGAATTTGGCCATCCACAAACTGATACACTTCAGAGGTATCCATTCCGAGATACATGACTGTCTCGGCCGGCGCATTGTATAGTAGGGGCATCACGACCGAGTTGAGTTTTCCTGTCATCGTGTCGCTTCGAGCTTCCAGAGCCTCTAGAAACTCTCTGTCTACAGTAGGCCACTGGACATTCCATATTTTCTCTGGTTGGAGTCTAGTCACTGGTACATTTATGTTCTTCACCACTTCCCCATCCGAAGCCCAGAATCCTTTACTCGGAAGCATCACGAACTCCCTAGTTGTGCTCTTCGACACCTCCAGGAAGGTCTGAGGGTCATGTGGATCTCGTTCTTGTTGACCCATCTTGGCAGATTCATACTGGATCGTAACCACAACATAATTGTCATATGTATTTGCCAACGCAGCAGAATCTGCAGAGAATGGATCTACAGGCATACTGCTATCAAGTCCTTCCCAACTGAGGGATTTAGTGACCATGTTAAACGTCCCCGGCATCAAACGAGGAAATCGTATCATGAAGATGCCGGCTGGATAGATGATTGTGGGAAAACTGTAGCACTCATCTATGAACGAAGCCAGAGTGCTTGCTAATATGATGATCTTCTCCTCAGCTACAGCTACATTCTTCTCAAAATCATAGCTACCACGTGGGTAGCCATTCATTAGCTTGTACTTGATTCCACCCGCAGTGGTCAGTCGCCACGTAGCTGCATCGGTAAGGAGAGAAGGCATGTCAAATCAACCCGATATTCATATTCTCCAACACATTGATCTCAGTCTCCAACAACTTCTTCATATTTTTCAACTCCTTGTTGCGCTCCTTTGCCATTGCCGGTAGCTCATCCTTTCTCTTTAGCAGAGCATCTTGAATTCTCCTGCCTACATCACCCACACCGACTCTCCCCCACACTTCTTCCACTCGCTTAGTTTTCCGAGACTCTAGTTCTTGCCACATTTTCTCCAGTGCAGCGACGCCCAGCTCCTTCGCAGTCTCAGTCCCTACCTCTTTCATTAGTGTTTTGATCTCTTCCATTCGTCTCTTGTATTGATCCATCGGTCCTCTAACAAATCCTTGCAAACGCTCTATTCGTCTCTTCATTTCAGTAGCATCTTGTCTGCCAAATTCTGCTCTCATATTCGCCAAGTCCCGCTGCCAATTGTTGTATAGTTGATCCAACAACTCCCACCTTTCTTCTTCCCTCTCTTGAATGCCTTCAATCGCCTGAATGGCTCCAGCCCTCCGTCTATACTCCATTTCCAACAGTTTTTGTTGTCGAAATCTTTCGTTCTCAATGGACTCGATCCTCAGCCTCTCTTCCTCTTCTGCCAGTTTCTTTCGTATAGATGCTATCTTCTCAGTAGTCTCCTTCTCAACATCTGCTGCAATCTCGCCCTCCTCAGATAACTGCCGCATGCGTTCCAGCTCACCCTGACTGGTCAATAGATCTCTTTGTCTCATCAATTCATGCAATTTACCCATAGTCTCTACAGCATCCTCGCCAACTTCCTCAACACCTTTGAATAGACCCAACGTTCTTACCGAAAAGGGAAACAGAGTCTCAATCGTCTCAGCCTTGCCTACCTTCTTCTGTTGTTCCTTAAGCAAATTCGACACAGCCATTATCTCGGACTCGATTGCTCTCAATCTCATCTTTCTGGATTGCTCGTGAAATCTCCTCTGTGCCTCAGTAAAGCCGATCAACTTTTTAGAGGACTCATCTATTTCCAAGCCCAAATCACCATACCTTCCACTCAACACAGAGATTATACTGTTTGCCTCTCTCATTTCAGCGTTATTGAGCCTGCCTTTCTCCGATAGCTCCCCGAGGCGGCCGATCAATCTACTGTGCGACGAAATCTGTTCTTCTGTCATCCTCCGATATTCTGTAGCTGATTCAATCGCTTCCCTCACTTCTTTCTTAACCTCTACGAATCTATCTGTCACTCCCCTCAAAACCAAAAACATCCCGGTAAACATACCCATCACCGGATGCGTAGCCAAACTCAGCAAAGCCTTATTCAACAATCCAATCGTTAAGTGCCAAGCTTTGGAGGCACCAACCACCACCAAAATGACTTTAGCCAAACCACTAATCACGCCAATGTTCTTGCTCACGAAATCCGATAGTTTCAACGCAGACTCTAAGATCGTTTTTACTGCTGGAGCAAACGCTTCACCAAGTGGTTTCAATATCCCTATATTTATAGCATCTTTCAACGTGCTGTAACGCCCGAGTATCGTCCTTGACTTTTTCTCCATCAAATTGAAAAACAATCCACCCTCCTCAGTCATATTTCTTAGAACAGCCGCCACGTCCTCAAATCCTACCTTCCCCTTGCTAACCATGTCTCTGATTTCGCTTTCCGCTACACCAAAGTGTTTGGCCAACTCTCCTATGATAGGTATGCCTGCATTGATAAGTTGAAGTAAGTCCTGCCCCATCAACTTCCCTGCTGCCCTGATTTGGCCGAAAACAATAGCAAGCTCAGTAAAGTTCTTTCCAGTCCCGGCAGATATATCTCCAAGCATTTTCAATTGACCCATTACCTCATCCTGTTCAATCCCAAAAGCCAACAATACTTTGGTCGCTTGTAAGATACCTGGCAATTCAAACGGAGTTTTAGCGGCGAACTCGTTCAAATCCGCCATCATCCTCTTTGCTGCTTCAGCGCCTCCCAGCATCACCTTAAACGACACCATCATATCTTCAGCTTGGCTGGCAAGAGTTAGCGATCTTTTCATTACATCAAATGCTCCTAACGCAGCTCCCATTTTTGCCATGTTCGATAGGACTATAGATCCAATAGAAGCCATGTTCTTTTCCGTCTCCTTCCGTACACCACGAAATCCTTCCGGTAATGCGGATCTATCGACTCTTAGACGAATCCATGCTTTGGCAAGTTCAAGGCCCATTGTCTATTTCTTCCTGTTCCTCTCCATAAGCTCTCTTGCGAGACTCTTGCCACGGAACCTCTTGTAGATTACCCGACCCTTATCATCTCTCCCACGAATCAACCCATCCTCGTTACGAGCCAACTTGGTCAACTCCATCGGTTGAATCGTTTTCTTTCTACTTGAAGTCTTTCTCAGGTTTTTCCGGTCTACCAACAACATCAACACTTGATCAATGGTCATGTCACCCACTTGCGAAGGCGTATAACCGCGTCCCCCTTCCCATTGATTTTCACACAGACACCTGATATCATAAGGCGTCAGCCCGCAGTACAAATCACCCTTCCATCCCTGATCTTCCGAAGCCCCGCCACTAGATGTGGCGGGATCTATCCATTTCCCACTGCAGGCGTAGTCAGGTGCTCGATCTCTCTAGTCAATCCGATCAACAACTCTTGATTCTCTCGCATCGCATCCGTAACTTGTTCCATCGTCACGCCGTTGTGCTTGAAACAGACCCAGACAAACGATACCATCCCATCGAAACACCCTGTTATCCACCACGTGCTATAAGGAATACTCTGCTTGATTGGCTTCTGCCCAGTCAGTTTGCGGTAATTCCTCTCTGTTAACGTCCCGTTATCTAAGGATGTTGCCACCAAGATTTTGTATTGATAATCTCCTCTCTTCTCATCACCGAATTGATCATCTACCCAACACTTCAACTCTCTGTTCAACTTGATCTTTCTGGGATCGTACGCAGCCTTGGATGGCAGATCATCTACATCCCACCTGGCGGCCCTTTCCCTGGCCTCTTCTATCTGCTTCGCGTTAGCTCCTGTACTCTCATACGCTTCCACATAACTACGTTGGTAAGCCCTGAGACAGAGTCTCTCCACTTCACCCAACTCTTTCAGGGTCAGGCCCCTTGCCGTGCATTGTTTACCGGCTATTTCTACCGTGTTTGAACCGGAAGCTCCTACCGCTCTAGCCATATCATCAGCCATGGATTTCTCCTTCTACGATTCTTTTTCAACAGCACCAGAAGCGCTCTCCAGCATAAGTTCTCTCGCCAGAGAACCAGAAGAGCATCGTGTAGGGATCAAGCCCAAGAGATAGGCAGCGTCAGAACTGACGATCAAGACGTGAGGATCTAAGGGGATCTTTAGTAAATCGCGTCGCTTTCTCTCCTGCTCACACTCTTGGCATGGGCAGGTAAGCACCCAATGATGCTCTCCATTCACCTCAAATATGTTGTTCACACTTGTTCCCTGGTACAGAATGTGATTAAGATGGCAATGTTCTAGGTGTGGCTCCGGATTCACCCGGATAGTAGAACACTCCATCTGATCCGAAGTTGGCCGTCCACCCAATCACCTCTTCGGTATCGATATTCAAGATCATCCCGAATTCAGTACAAAGTGCCCTTGGAAAATCCCAATACAGGCTACTGTTGTCAAGCCACAAGACAGAAACGACGATATCTTCCGGCTGAAACAGATCCCAAACCTCCGAAGTCGTATTATACTTGCCGGCCGTAGTGAAAGTGCAGTCTTTTCTTCCAGCCGCCCTGTTAGTGAATCCGGCCGAGTCGGAATCGCCCCATTCCGTAACACTTGCCAACGTCTTAGTGATATTCCATTCCGTGGTTCGTGCTACTAAAGTATCCGCTACGACGAACTTGCCGTTGCGGCCTGTTAACGTATTTGCACTGGACATATTTCTTCACTCCTCGAACTAAGAGCTACTGCTTGATTGACTGCTTGAGCTACTACTTGTACTTTGTGAACTGCTGCTTGTACTGATAGAACTAAGTGAAGAACTGCTGGTACTCACACTAGTCGATGAACTGCTGGTTGAACTAGAACTGCTTGTACTGATCGAGCTAGTGCTGATTGAACTGGAACTGCTGGATTTGCTACTACTGCTGGAATTGCTGGCACTGGAACTACTACTAGATTCCTCATCATCGTGCCTGGCCAACAAGTAAATACTATAGGCCACATATCCGTACACAGCCGTCAGCTTGATTCGGTGGCTGGAACCGTCCACTACGTTGAACCCGGCCTCCGCCGGTTGTCCCATTGTGAATATCCCCTGACCATACAATGCACCACCGTTGGCCGCTGTAAACCCAGAGCCGATTGGAGTCCATCCATTCGTTTCATCAGGTTCTATCTCCAAAGCCCCCGCGTCTCCAATAGCATTGTCATTAACGATAGCAATGGCTACGATTTCCTCAAAATCTACCGGTTGCCCAACACCATCTTTCCCGTCCCCAGCTCCAATGTTTATTCCTGCCATGTCATACAGATCGATGACCTGACTGGAACCACCGTCTAGACCCAGACTCACTCCCTGCCATCCACGATTCGCCTGCCCAGCACCGATTCCGTTTTCAATGGTTTGTGAATAAGACAAGCTCGGCTGCTTCGCCGAAGCAGGGGTGGATCCCTTCAGCATGTTGGTGATAGTGGCACTTAATGAAACCTTGAAAATCACACCGCTGATTGATCTTGTTCCCATCACTGTGCTCCTATGAAATCACCGCAACCGGAACATCCAGACGAAAATTGTATGCCAAAATCCATTCAAACTCTTCATCCCCAACCCTTAAGCAATAATCATTATCGTATTGAGTTATGAGGTGGCTTCCATTGTCTAAGGACAAGTCCCCTGTTGGGGCGACGGTAGGGTGGCCTCCAAATACTTCCATGATCTTTTCCGCCAAATCGGCTGCTATCTGCTTTCCAGTGCGATTGTCCCCATCTACTGACTTAGCATGAACATGAAACGTCACGGCAACATCCCGCGTTTCCCGCTTCGTATTTACACCGTCTGACATCCTCTCCACCACTGTTGTTCTCGTCTCGTCCACAACACAATAAGGATGCGGCTGGCCAGGTTCCGCTTCTCCATCGTGCAGAACTTCCCATTCATCGGCTGCATAATCGGACGGCCACAACGACTTGAACAAATCATCCAACTCGCTGGCGTCCCAAACAGCATTGATCGCCTTCAGAATATCTGCTGTGGCAACACTCATGCTATTGGACCTGTTAGCATTCTCTTGATCCGAGAGCTTTCCTGTGCTAAAGTCTTCGTGAGGAATTTCCTATCTAACTTCTCACTCGTCTCCAGGATCACCCCGTAATCCAACGGCATTCCCACATATCCTTCCACGACTCCTTCAGCGCGATTTTCTTTCACTTCCCCAAACACCGATCTGAAAAGCAATCCGAGGTCTTTCTTCGGAAACTCGCCCTTCTTCGATCTTTCGGTAACTACCCTGCCCCCACGAGGACTAATGGACACAGTGACCGGCCGACTGATATTTTTCACTACACGAGTCTTGAGAAACTCGACAGCTACTATCATTCGCTGCTTCATCGTCATGCGGGTCTTGTTCATGACCTCCTCTATATACCACTCAATTCGAGCGTCAGATCGACCAGCTCTGGCTTCACGTCTCCGTCTGGCAGCCAGAACTGCTTCGTTCGGTGTGGGTGTTCTTAAAGGCATTTCACCCTAACCTATTGAGCCTGTCTATCCAAGCCGGCATGTCTTCTTCGAATTGCGGTTGGTGGATTGGATGCTCACTAAACGCATTTGTCAAATACTTGCCGGGCATTTCATTGACATCTTCGATATCTGGAGCAATTCCTTTCACGACCTTTGCATGTCCATTCTCCAGAATATGGAAGAGCTCCCGACACAAGGTTTTCATTTGATGCTCATTCAGAGTTCCTCTCTTCGCAGGGACTCCTTTGATGTTGACCGGATTTCGGTAGACACTTCGCTCATCTTGCCGCATTGCCAAAGCAATTTCCCTGCATGTATCAGGATCATCCACCAGAGAATCAGTAACTTCCCATTCCAACTTAGCAGGATCAACCCTCAAATGTTGTCCTGGAATCTCGGAAGGCAGAGTAGAGAGCATCTTGGCACTCGCAGGTCTTTCTTCCACTTCTCCAGTCTGCTTGTTCAGCTTCCGTATCTTCTTCGCATGCTTCACCCTACTTCTGAGTTTCAAAGCGATTCCCTGCACAAACACATTCGCATTGGTAGGATGATCAATTTCGATCGTGAATGGTCTTACCATCACTTCTTTTTCCGCTGTCGTAGTCATTACTCAATCTCCTGTTTTGGTTCTCTGATTATCACGAGTTCCCTGGATTCGCCCCGCCGAGTTGATCAGACCTGGCGAGGCGAGTACCAGGGAACCAAAGGAAGGAATGCGGCTCAGGCAGGCGCATCAGTCACCACTCCTGCACAAGCCCCTCTTTCGAGTGCTCCTCCATATCGGGCCATCACGACAATGAGCATCTCATTTCTTCGAATCAATGTATCTCCTTCCGTGGAAGTTCGTACTGTCAAGCCCTTACGCCGGTACATTCGGTAACGACCAAGAATCGCGTAGAATACTTGAGAGTTCGTCAGCGATTCATTGATCGCGTACTTGCGATTCATCAAGGCGTAGTCGTCGTAAGTTCCGACGTTAGTGCTGCCACCAGCAAACAGCCGCCGAGCATCAGCAGAAGCAACGGGGATGGCCTTCGCTCGCTGGTATGATGTCTCCGTACCACAGAAGACAGCCGTGTTCTCCATACCACGGTGTTCAGGTTTCGCAACCGAGAATCTTAAGGATTCGTAGTTGCCAATTGACGTGGTTGAGCTCCAAGTAACAGAGGTTACACCAGACTTGTTGATCACGCCTTCGGGCTGAGTCGTTCCATCACCGGTCGCAATTACATCATCCAGATCTTCCAAGAGGCGCTGGCCATATTGAGCCGTCACATGAGCATTGAAGTCAATTGGCGTATCGGAGAGGAAATCCAGACCAATCCTGATCGCTCCCTCCCATCGGAAGATTGTATTGTCGAATGCCGACACATAGGAAGTCGTAGTGAACAGCGTAACCGCCGTATCATCCACACCTCCCCAACTCCCGGTAACCGTGCCAGTTTCCACGGCTTCAATCCGCCGACCACGACTAAGCGGAATCACATTGACTAGGGGGAATAGCTCCCCGTGAAGCAATGGAGTTTGGATCACCTGATCGTCAAATACGATAGGAGCAGCTTCCAACCCACCACTCGTGGCATCGTCGATCAACTGCTTGATACCGCCCGGGTAACCCTTGACCGTGTGATCTTTTCCGTCCTTGCTCGCATCCCAATCATAATCCTCCGCAAGCGAAGCCAACAGACATTTCTCATGCTCAGTCATCTTCGCCCAAGCAAGATCAGGAGTGCCAGCCCAACGAGGCGTGATTGACATCAGTTGGAACTTCGCCCACACACCCGCCAAAGCCTGATCTCTCTCACTGGGTTCGTCCAAAACCCTCGAACAGAGTTTAACCGGCTGATCAGCAAGCGGATGTCGCCTTCCGTGCTTGGATCGCTTCGGGTAAGTCATCACGGACTTTGTGTCCACATACGACTCAACTGCCCTCTTCACACGGACATCAATAATCTCTTTATCCGCTTCCTCCTTGTTGGTTATCGCCTCCATGCCACCCAAACTAGCAATCGCCTTTGCCATGCGACTGGGCGGCGAATTCTTTTTCTCATCCTCAATCTTCTTTTCGTCCTTCTTATCCTTGGACTTCTCATCCTTGGACTTTTCATCCTCAGACTTCTCATTCATCTTCTTGGTAAGTGCCGCCATTTGATCAACCAAGGCATCGAGCCTCTTCGTGAAATAGCTGGCCTCATCTTCCTTCTCTTCCTTGGTTAGATCAAAATACTCCTCCGGGGCCAGCTTGCCTTCGGCCATCGCCTTTCCGGCAGCCGCCCGAAACTCATCGTCAGTCATGCCTTCCTCAGCCATCTTCTGATCGATGAGCCACCTTTTCAACTGCTTCGTGACTTTCATAATCTTATCTCCTATACCTAGTCACTTCACATTGAATAGCCGCCGGGGACCGACCCCAGACACGCCTAATTCCGCCTGCCTATCAGACGGGTGTACTCTTTTGTGCTCCTGTCGGCTTCTCGTCGATCTGTGATGACTTTCAACAAAGCCATCAAGTTTCTCTGTTGTGTTTCCGTTGCCTTCGTTAGAATGGTTTGTATAGCCCTGATCACATCACAACACTTGTCTTCTTCTCCTTCAGCCGATCCCAAAGATTTCAACACTTGGTCTAATGTTTGATGCGCAGCCTGGAGCAAACGCTTGACAGATCGACTAACATCCATGCTTTCTGCTTCCTTGATATCATCCATCGCTTCCTTGATCTTGTCTTCATTAACCTTGGACAACACCCTTCCACGCTTTTCTCCGGATAGGGTACCATGTTTCTTCTCTTCGTCGATGGTTTCGATCAACTTTCCAGCCGCATCAAACACATCATCCAATCCCTGTTGACCAGCCCTTTGCCTAATTGCTATCAGACCAGAACGATCTACGTTTTTGAAATCACTCGTATACGGATACGTCCAAGCCGCTTTCGTCTCGGGGTCCGCACCTTCTCGTTTACCTAGAAACCACTTGGAAAACGCTTCCATTCCGTTCTCTTCGATGTAAGCATTCGCCTCTGAGGCGGACGGCGGGTTCCAACTTTCCGAATCTTCTACCTTGCCAGCCGCCACTAGCCTTTGCGCTTGGGAAAATCCAGATGAATTGAGCTTGACGGCAGCGGCTTTTGCCAAAACAAGAGCCTTCGTCATCTTCTCCATGACATCAGCCCTCAACTCAACCTCTTCTGGAGCACCCTGCAACTTCACTTCGTTCCCATCCAACACCCATCCGACCTTGTAATAGTGGTCTATTCCCTGCTTGTCACAACGGAAGATGGCATGGTCAGCGTAGGTTGCGAGCAGGTAAATCCAATCCCCTCCTACCCCATAAACCGCCAGATAAGGACCAATCTTAGCTTGCAATTGAACACCGATCCACTCATACGACTGATTCAAGCCTTCATAGTAGTAGTCTTTCTTACCTTCGGTCCCTCCTGCTTTGTTCTGAGCAACTCCATTCTCTTTCTTTGATGAGCCGAACTCTTTCTTTGATGAGCCGAACTCTTTTCGATTCTTTCCTTCTCCGTCTTCTGATACATTCTTCACCTCCTGACCGTTGACGGTCACTTTCAAATCCAAGTTGACAGGAATCGATGCGGGTTGTTTCTCCCGAATCGACTGACCGATCTGCTTCATGATCGGACTGGTCAGTTTGCCTCCTTCTACCAAAGACAGCATAACATCCTCCACTCCGGCATCCACATTGGCTGGCACCGACACGAGTGACTCTTCCATCACTTCAGATTTTGTGATATCGAATCCTTCAGCTTGCTCGCCGTTCTCGCCGGCTTTGATCTTCGTGAATTCAATGGCTCGAAAACCATGAGAGAACCTGGCCATTTCATTATCTACCATCACAGCAGAATCATGGCAAAGCTCATTCATATCCACAATGGCCGATATCACTACTAACTTTTTGGGATTCTGATCCTCCAAACAAATCAACTTCCCAATCGGTGCAGTATGCACATGCTGCCACAACAGAAGCATCCTGGGATCGACTATCATCCCATCCGGATGCATTACGTCACCATCTCGGTCCTTCCGATTGGAACTAAGAACATGGCGAAAGGCAATAAGAGTGTTTTTCGGAAGTTCAATTCCATCCGACCGACTAATCTCTTTCGATTCGACTTCCATGTCGGGATTCGAGTAAACCAACGTGGAAGCAGCTTTCCGCATTACATCATCGAACGAAGTTTGACTTCGCCTATCGGACAGGTAGCGATAGCAGAGAGGAAGTCCGACTGTATCAAGCACATTTTTCACATGACGATCAGCCGTCATAATCCCGTATCCGAATTCTGTTTTCTTTTCTTTACGGGAGCGGACAGCCCTAAGTAATTCTTCATTCGCTGTCATCTTCTCACCCCTCTCCCAAATAGAATTGCAGATTGCAACAGCTTGTTCAGGATTCTCCGCAGTACCATCTTGAATCACAATCGGAATGCATCTGCTTATGAAATGGTCCCTGCTTTCCCCTTCCGACGGTTGCGGCATGTCAGCTTACAATTCTACCCACGAAGTAATGGAAATTCAACGCTGCATTCGACATACTGTCACGGATAAATCTTATCTTTTTGACATCTTCCACCAAAAACAGTTTCGGCTCTGAAATAGACAAAAAGAGCATCCCACTATCAACAGTCGGATCGGTGGAGCCATCCATTGTGTATCTGACGTTACTTGATTCCGCCTGGATTTCCACATGTGTGGTCTGGGCGGGGATTGTCAATTCACTAGCATCCTTCACCACGTTTGTCGCAATAATCCTCTCGTAACCGATATAAGGCATGGCGTCACTTTCCGGCTTCAATCCTAGCCACCACGGTCTTGTGCAAGTTCAACAAGAATTTCCTGTCGTCGTTGTATTTGGGTGAACCGTCCAAAGAATCAAGCCAGCGCTTGATATCACCAAAAGCCGGTCTGTCAGTCCCCCCACCTCTGGGAATTCTCCGGATCGGACGGCCCGCGCTTTGGTCCATTCCCAATCTGAAAATGACCTCGGCAAAGGCATCCCGAAGCAACGGCAAATCTCCCACAGGGCCATTCTTCACCAACTCCACGATGGAATGGCGATTGATACTGACCTTCTGCTCTGGCGCGAGCTTTCTGTTTCCCATCTTTTCTTCTCCCTTCCCCAATTGGAAAGTCATTCTTTCGTCATCTATCATGATCCCGTCCGGTCCATCCTGCCTAGGGCGCGCCTGCGAACGGTTCCACGATTTCACTATCCGATTCATTAGCTAGAACTGCTACTCGTACTAGAGGTACTGATAGAACTGCTACTGGTACTGATTGAACTTGTACTGATCGAACTGCTACTGGTGCTACTAGAACTACGGCTGGAGCTGCTGCTGCTGGTACTGCTGCTGCTGGGACTGCTACTACTTGTACTACTGGAGCTAGAAGTGCTGATCGAACTAACCGAACTAACCGAGCTTTCACTTGTGGTACTGCTTGTGCTAACCGAACTAGAGCTAGTGCTGATCGAACTGCTGCTGGTGCTAATGGAGCTAGTGCTGATCGAACTGCTACTGGTGCTGATTGAACTTGTCGAACTGCTACTCGTACTAGAGGTGCTGATAGAACTCAACGAACTGATACTGCTGAGAGAACTGGTCGAAGAACTAGAAAGCGAACTGCTACTGCTAGAAAGATCTTCCATTGACAGAATGTGTAATCTGTCTTCGCTCCTAGGCCCGGGGAATTGAGTGTCCCCGGTAGAGAAATTCAGCATGTCAACGTCGGAGTTCTCCCCCGTAAGTTTCGCATCAATCAAAGTCGCTTGCCAAATCTGGGCCCCTGGCAGCGAAACTTCTATCACTTCGTTGTGCCCACCTACTTCAGCCACAACCTCAGCCGTTGGAATTGAATCGTCGCCGGCTCGCATCATCCGCCTAATGGTCAGCCGACGCCAATCCAACCCATGTGTCGGTCCTAAATAGAATGTAACTTTTTTGCCCATGACAAAGTTCTCCAAAAGAAAAAGCCGCGTGATCGATAGGCCGATTCTAACAATCGACCCTTCGACACCGCGGCTCAGCGTGACACCTGGGTGTCAACTCCTTTTGGTTCCCTATTATGATTATATAGGAACTCGTACAGAAGTAAAATAGCTATTTCCGATTTTTTCTGGGTAGTTCTTTCGGCAGAGCCTCGGGACGATAGAAATCATCCGTTAGCACCCGGTAATGAATCACCTTACGGGAATTTCCCCTGGCCTCCAACTTTATCGTGAAGTCCGATCCTTTAGCCATAGAATCGCAAAAAGCCTGTTGGAAATCCCCCATCGCCTTCTCGAACAATCGGATCATCCAATTGCGATGCTCCCCAATCGCCTTCTTGTAATCTCTGGTTTTGTCAGCCATTGTCTCCCTTCCCAGGCACGAACAATTCCTCCTTGTCTTCAACTACATCCAGATCAAACAAGGTGGTGTCCACTAAGAGAACCTCCGCCGGCTCTGCCCATCTCTGAACGGTTCGCATGAGTCTAGCTTTGTCGGTCTTTCCCAATTTCTGATAGACACGAACTATCACCTTGTCGCCCGGTTGGAACTGGAGGCGACTACATTGGACATTGGCTATCCTTGGCACAGCCATCAATTATTCTCCCTTGCCCAGAACTTATCAAAATTAGTGGAAGATGATTTTTTCAAACTGCTATCGTCTTGCTTTCTGACGAAGATAAACAATCCCTCCCCCGCTTTCAAATTAGATATCTCCCTCAACATCGACCTCAAATCCTCCCCAACAGAATCCCGACGGGACGAAGCCCTGGATAACACCCCCAACGTGAAACCTATCATCATCCACACAACCATCAACCAATCCATGTCTAACACACCTTTCAGGCAGGGCCCCATTCAATGATCTTACGGGGCTGGTTTCTCAATTCACAACTCACATCCACAGTCCATTGTGCCACTGCATGAGCCGATCGCCACTCAGCTTCAGTGTGCCGATAATCCCCCAACCCTCCACAATTTGAACAACGCATAATCTGTTTTTCCGGGATCACCATTACCGTTTGATTCTTGCACCTCTGACACCTGTGACGGACCCTCATTCTGCGCCACCGATACATATCTCTACTCAGACTTCTAGGAATTGGCAGCTTCTCCCCTCTGATCTTCAAGTACAGCTCACAAAGTTTCAGAAAGCGAGCTTCTATCTCTTGTACAGCCAGTACATGATCCATGCTGCTGGGAAGAAGTCTATCACTGTGAATCGGTTTGTTGCCACACTTAGTCGACTAACCGGCCCCCCTGCATCGAATGTTGTCTCAGCTTCTTCCATTCCGAAATCCACAAACCTAACTGCCCTCTCCCTATCATTGTCTCTTTCACTCATCACATTTCCTCCATCTTCATTACATATGATTCCAACTCTTCATTGAAACTCAAATCGACCAACTTCAACCTAGCCCCTGGATACAACAATACTTCTGCCTCTTCTTCGTAATACGACACAGAAGAGATATTCACTCCTCGTTTTGCTTTGATTTCTAACAAAACCGACTCTCGGTTCAACCTACCTTCTTGCTTCATGAAACCGATGGCCTTTTCCCTCTTCCTCGAAGTTGAGAGGAATCCATTATCGATCAACTTCTTGTACCGTTCGAGCTTGCTCATAAATTCGGCGAATTTGTCTGACCTCATTGTCATACCACGATAAACCATGCCCTTCACTTTAGGAGCCCTGTCCATCGCGTTGTAGAGATGCCTGATATATTCCTTGATCGCTTGCGTACAACCTCTTCTTAGATTTTGACATCTTCGTATCTCATAAAAACCTTCTTCTGTATAATAAGTGAAAGCTTCCCGTTCTTCCTCAGTCAGACTATCCTTCCACAACTTCATTTTTTCCTCAAATGATAACTTCCTTGGTTTCAGTTCCTCCCCAATCCTCGCCCGATATTCGTCTATCAATTGATTCCGTTCCTCATCACTCATTCCGAACTCAGTAACCATAGTACAATAGCAATTGCAGCGTTCCTCTGGAGGGAGAGAGAAATGACCAGGCCATGGTATTCGAATTCCTACCAGATTCCACATGCCATCTTCATCTTCGGGCACTCCGTCTAGATCAGCATGAGTCGCCCGCGTAGTATTCCCTAACACACTAAGCCACACCTGAGCGACCGTCTTTCCGGCCTCCCCCAATTCTTCTTTCAGTTTGTTTACCGATTCCTTTCGAGCCCGATTCAACGCATCAGCTGATTCCGTCCTAGCTATCCTCTCGGCACGCCGGCGAGCATATTGAGTACCCCCCAACGATTCCTTCATCTCACTGGCCATCTTCCGAATTGACCAACCCTCCTTCATTCCCTGCTGCAAAACTCGCTCGGCATCACCTCCAGTCGTCTGGCTAATTGACTCCCAATACGGTTGATTGAATGATTCTACCAAACCCTTTGCAACTTGTTTGATCATCCATTCAGGAATCTCCGTCATGATCCCCACATTAGCGACACCGCTGCTTGCCAACAGGCTATTCAGTATATCTAAATCTTCTGGATGATCCCGGAGCCACTGACTAGCTGTTGTGCTCTTACCAACCTGCACCCCGGTTGCTTTTGCCTTCTTCCGCACATCGAGTCCTATTGTCATCAACTGACTCACTCCAGCCTCAGCCATCTTCACAGCCATTATGGGCAAGAGCCGATCAATCAACTCGTCATGCCACTCGGAAGGATCGAAGACCTGATTTATCAGACTGTTAGCTGCATCCGATGCTGACTTCTCTTCTAAATTCTTCAATCTATCAACAATGTCAGCCACCTGCCGTTTGAAGAACGGGACCAAGACGTCTGTCACATCTTTCTCAGTCTGCTCCATTTGCTTAACATGCAAATCCGCCACAACATCCTTGCGAACTTCAGACTGCGCAGATTCCACTCTAAGGTAAATTGCTTCAACAATCACCTTCAGTAAATTCAACAAATCTCGCTCATGAACAAAATCAACCACAACAGAGACATTTCTGTATATCTGAAGAAATCTGCTTGGGTCGGAGAGAGGCTCTGAGTATTCTTTGAGCCTCCTCCAGAGATTCGACAGCTTTAGAAAGAGATTCGCCGCCGAAGACCCTCTCAATCTCCTCCTCGGGAATCCTCAGAAATTGGGATAAGAGCCACACAGTCTCTTCGTCGCTAATCATCCCCTGCCCCCTCAAAGTCATCAGTTGGTTCACAGCGCTCAATCCAGCGGGATTGTCTAGTAGTTTAGATCTACCCTGTCCCTCTTCTTTCGGTGGGTATCCCAAACGAGCTCTAAACTCCGCCTCTGTCAACCACCCCTTGTCAGCTGCGAACTTGATTTCAGATGATTTCAAAGCCTGATCTACAGCCGAGCAAAGCTCCCACCAAATCAAAATCCTCTCATCCTGCTCTTGAGTCCCAACGAGATTAGTAACTACCCCACCGAGCATATCCAAGAACACATTAACTCGATCGCAGAAGACTTGCCTGATCTGAGCAGCTTGGGCATGCCCCCCTACATTCAAGACAAATCCCAACAGAAACGGATGCACCCCGAGCGACGAGAGGATTCTGTTTCTCACCTGATCATCTGATTTCTCCCAACCCATCTCTCTGCTCTCCCGACTGAGAGGATCGATCCTCTCAATCAGAGCATCGATAATAGCCGGCTCCCCAGCATTCGCTACGCTAGACCACTTCCTTCGAACAATGCTTGATAACTGTCTATGCTGTCGAGCTGTCAGCCTCGGCCTGCGTCCACTTGCATCTCTCCCCAACGTGATTATGACCGAAGGAAAAATCCCGTTCTCGAAGAATGCCTCTCGGCTAGTTTGGATATGATCATCAATCCTGATCGATCTAGATTGAGCAGCAGCAGGAGCCAGAGCGGATAATGGGTTGCCCGGATCCGGCATATAAGCAAATCCAACATTCTCCCTACTTAGGGGCTCTATCTTTTGAGAGGCCGCTGGGTTCTTCGGATTCACGATCTTGAATCTCCCATAAGGTCTCTCAGAGTGATCGGGTTGTACCCAAGTAGTCGGCAACGAGAACATCTCCAACCCACCATCTGGAGCCTCTCCAGCCACAATAAAAGCCCACCCGGTCAAATTCAGATTAGCAACGAAGTTATAGACAAACTGAAATCGATTCTGAAACGAGTTGGGGCTCTCCAACAGATCCTTCAGAGGATGATCTTCCAAAATCTCCCATTCTTTCCCAACTGCCTTACCGCGAGCCAACGAGGTCATCTTCTCCAAATCACATGATTTCACTCTCGTGAATGATCCCCCCCTTTCCTGTGGACTTCCTCCTCTCAATCTAGACACATTCACGGGTTGTCCAGCCGCCTTCAGAGCTAGAGCATGTACGGCCGAATAAATCCAGCCTCGATAGAGACCGTATCTCTGCTTATCCTGAGCTTTCCTCCTGTAATCATCGAACACTCCCATTCCCGGACCGGGACTCATCAAAACCCCAACACTTTTCAACCCCAAAGCCTTACGACGGGAATCAGTGACTAGAGCTCGGCTTTCACTCACAGCCTTCGCCAAAACACTCATTATTCATCTCCCTTCTCAGGAGGAAGGTTGGCAACTTGTCGGAACACATGAGCAGACAGAGCTGCTTTGGCTCTCTCAACCAGTTCCTGATGATAGTAAGTCAGACCTCCCACCTGAAGCTCCAGAACCTCTATCTCAGCCCGCAACTCGGCCAGAGATCCGTCATGCCTCTTCACCAGATCTTCATATTTCTCAGCATTGTCTGCTGCTTTCTCACCTATTAAAGCAACTTGCTTCTGGAGCTTCTCCAACTTGCCAAGATCTCTCTTGATCTTCTTCAAAAAACTGTTGGCGTCTTCACTCCATAGAGTCGCTTTCTGGCAAGCCCGACTCAGTCCTCTTGTCCTCAGCCACAATCTTATCTTTCTGAGCATCATCGTTCCCCGGTTTTGTCATTTCCAATCCACCCCTGAACACCTTCGGAATCCTCGGATAGGCCCTAGGCAGAGGCTCGGGTTCGGTTTCCTTGATACGCCCAGTAAAAGCTTCTATCACTCCGACTAGAGCCTTCAAGATTTCTCCGTTAGCCTCGTCCACATCCGATCCACTCTTAGTGATCTCTTCAGCGCACCACGCCGCCAACATTCTTACGCCCTCCAATAGATCACCGAATGGAAAATCTTCGGTGACAAACTTCGCATTCAATTTGCCATTTTCTGTCCACCATGTAGCAGACATTAGACTCCCCGACTTGCATGCATTCTTCAGAGCATTCTCTATCGCTTCTCCATAGTTCATTTCATTCCCCTTTCTTTCATGAAAGATCTATGTTTCCTGGCCTCATGACGAAGCCTTTCTCCTGACAAAATTCCGACAATCTATTGAGGAGGCTCTCTGCTGCCTCCGATGCTCCCTTCGTCCCATCAGCCGTCATACGATCTATGCCACAATCCTCCCCTACGCACACGAGATACTGAGACTCACTATCTTGTACTATGGCGGCGGCTTGGAACATGATGAGGAAAGACGTAGCATCTGGATCTCTGCTGCTTCTACCATTCTGATGGTGCCTGCTGACATCCACCCAAACCGCATTCCGAAACAAAGATTGATCGCTCTCCAATTCTAAGTTCTGGAGAAAATCTCTCAGAGATCGACACTCAATCCTCATTCCACTACTCCCCGATTTCTCTTCTTCAACAACTTCTGATTCAGCATTCTTCGCAAATCCCGAATTATGTACTTCCCGTTGTAGTTCTTTCGACCATCACTTTGTACAAAACACCTAATCCAACGGAAGCATCCGGGACGGCAAAAGACCTCACCTCATAGTTATCCCCATCTATCGTGATCACATTCCTCTCATCAATATTCGGATCGGTAACGAAGTATACCTTGTTCGTCACTTTCACGCCACGCTTTTGAAACTCCGTCACCTCGGCCTGACTAGCAGGCTGTCTCCAACAGGCCACTCCTGATTGCACCGTAGTTAGAGAATCCTTACTTCCTCCGAGAGTCCCCTTAGTTCTCGTACGAGAAGATATCGTACAAGTATGAGGGAGGTTATCAAGTAGAGGCATGATTCTCCTCCAAATGTAATCGCCAAGCCGCCGGATTCCGAAACCTCTTTCCGCAATATTCACATACGTAAGGTCTCACGAGAAATCGCTTGGGACTCTTCTTCGATCCAACCTCTCTCCTCATAACAGCAGGATAAACAGGTTTGAACTCATGTCTTCTAGATAGGTTGGTTTCCATCAAATCACTCTCTCGTAATGAACCGGTATGAACTGTGGGTTCTTCTTACAATCTTTCGTGTGCTTGTCCAATCTATACCAATCTGTTGTATCCCAAGGCTCTTCAGGAACCGACCCCTTACAATCTATTATCGCTTCGTCAAACGGAACGTAAGGATACAACCGACATGCGCTTCGCTCCGAACAATTGAACAGCTCTACGCCCTTCTCTTCCAACCTCGGAGCCAATCTCTCTAACATATGAGTCTCCCAACGATACCGTCTATTCCGTTCCTTCTTCTCGTTAGGAAATCCATAACACGCTCCATCCCGGCCCCTGTGATCAACACCCAACAGATAGATCCTCCGACATCCTAAATAATACAACAACCTCAGACCAATCAACATGGTGCAAAGGCAACCTCGCTCCTTCTCATTCTCTGGTTGATCTCCGCGAGGTCCCCAATGAGCATACTCGGTTTCAAAAAACTGACTCGGCACGAATCTTGTTCTGCGATGGTAACCATATGTATTGGGACAATACATCGTAGGAATCGCATTCCTGAATTCCCCGTCCAACTTCACATGGAATAATCTCCTCTTGTTCGCTATCTTTGGAATCGGAGCGAAGGTCATTACAGCAGGATCAAGCCACAATCCATGGTGAAACTTGAAATGAGAATCGGAGAAGCACCACGCTCGAACAGGGGCCCATGCCGCAGCCAGATTCACACCAAGCGAAACCACCCCCCTCTCTCTAAGCCGATTCAAATCAAAATCCTGAAGACTCGGACCTCCACAAACCAAGAAACCTGGATTCGGGAACCACAAACCTTCCAAGTCAATTTGCTTTCCGTTCCGAGTTATCTTGAGTGGATCTTTCACACGCACCATCCCACATTCACGAATTCTTCCAACAGAAGCTTAGATTCTTCACTCAGATCCCTCTCCATACCGAATAGCTCCCTCGCAAGAGTAGCATCAATTGTGTATCCATAATCCCCCAATCTCTCACTTGTCATCACTCCAGCCACAAAACCAGCTCCTGTTTTCTTTCTCAGAATCTGAGCTTTGTAAAACCGCCTCAAAGCTTCGTTTATCACCGCCTCCACAATCGGTCCAGCATCAATGACTGAATCCTGTCCATGCAGCTCAGCAGCAGAGTAACCAGCCGTGTAAACCACTTTGACTGTAGCAGCCACATTCGGCCATCTACCAATGCTCCTCAAGATCCCATCCGAGCAGATTAGGTTCCCATCCGAATCCTGCATATCGTAATTGCCCCAGTAGTCCGTTCCCTCGGTCTTCAAACTCTCAGACCCAAACGCCCCTGAAGCCTTCCCTCCTCTAGAATCGTAATCGATATAGAGCGCGCTGATGCTCCGAACCGGTATGTGCCGGAGTTGCAATTCGTCTGTGCTGGCTTGGGACAGATATCTTTGATAGGCTACTTGAGAATCAGATTCCCAAACAGCTTCCCTACCCTCTCTGGACACATCAAATTGAGGATAAAGCTCAGTTCTCTCTTGTTTTGTGGGATCGTAGCGGAGGTATTTCTTCACCGCTCCCTCAGCCTCTATAACTGCCTGAGCAACGAGAGCCTCTTCCTCATCCGTCACGGAGGAACTCAAACCCAGCTTCAATAGAACTTCGCTCAGATCGACTATCGGGACTCGGGGCATTTGATTTCTCCAGATCGTATCATCTCTGCCAAATCACGATCATTCACTGGTAATCTCCTGCACTCGTTCCAATACAGACCGATTCTATCAGGTTTGTGAGCATCAGAATTGCTAAACAATGGTAAACCCAAAGTTTGAATCGACTTCACTTGATCTTTTGGTGTGTTATAGGATTCTAGCTCTACTCCATCCGGGGGATTCTCTCTGATCGGTACTTTCAGCGTATAACGCCTCTGAAACGGATGAGCAATCACCAAAGCCCCGTTCCGCTCTTTTACGAATTTACATAATTCAACATAATCCCACTTTTTGCACAAAACCCTATCATGTATCCCATAAACCAAAACATCTTCTCCACAACTCACCTCTACCCCACTATAAACATGAAACGGACTGAATCGATCGCCTAGCCAATCTACATACTCTTGAGGGAGAAATTCGTGGTGCTCGGTGAATGCTAAGCCGTTCAATCCACTTTCAATCGCACGTTCCACCATCTTTCTGGCATGTGTATCGAACTTGCTCGCGCATCTCCGGAAATGTGCATGCAAATCTAAACGAAACATCATGTCTCCCTAATACAAAACACCTGACGATCAACAGTTTTCCATTCTTGAGCATCTGCACTATCATAGTAATCAAACTGGAGCGTATAGACACCCGGCTCTATATCATCCAAATCTGACGCATCAAGTCTGAGCCGATTGGTTGCTCCCTTCGTCAGCGAAGATCCATTCGCTGTCGGAGTTCCTCCAATAACCGTTAACTGAGCCACTTCACCCTCCCTGCCTATAATCACCCGAACATTATCAGCAGCACTGGGCGTAATCGTATTTCCATCCGCATCCAAAATCGTCAGATCGCGGGAGATTCCTCTGCCCTGATATGCTACTATGAGAGTCATGATACAGGTTTCGATATCTTTGAAGAACTCGGTCCAATTGAAACCATCGATTTCGATCTCACACCTACTGAAGAAACCAACGATGCAGCAGGACCGATTGTGGTTATTGTCTTCGCATCTGGGTATTGCATCCTACCGGCTAATGAAGGACCATAATCCAATATCGATACCGCATAATAAAGCAGTAATCTAGATGTATTCCCCAAATAGATCATAAATCCGTCACTATCACTATGTCACGTTGAAGAGCTCCATCTGCTGTGAATTTTAGAGCAATCGTATCTGCATTCATCTCAGCCTGTGTCAAATCCACCTTGTACCAACCGTTTGCTACCTCAGATACCGAGTTCACAAGATTGACAAAAGACCCTCCATCCTGTGAAATCTGAGCAGTGACCGTTAACCCGGTTTTTGGTGAAATGTTATCGAGCGAATCCACCATCACAAACATGAAATTATTCAAAGCTTCATTCTTCGGTACGGATCCCGGCAAATTGTCCGTTTTTGCTTTGATGTCCTTGGTATTGACAATTGCTGAACCATCCCAATCAAACGGCGAGCTGTTGCCTTTATCGGTATCATCCCAAGCGGGATCATTGGAGGTCAAACGACGACGAAACTCAGTATAGTAACGACCCGGCGGGGCTGAAGGCATATCGCCGATCCACTCCTCAGTTCCGGCAATGAGCACTAAATCGATGTTGTAGTCAGTAATGTTCGAGACATCCAACTCCTCGAGCGTATTACTACTAGTATTCCATATCTGCCCATTGACATCATTTCGCAGGAACACATAAACCGTGCTGGACGCCGTAGAATCACGGGCCTGAAATTCACCGGCCACAGGTCACCTCACATGGACTTATCCTTCTTGGACTTCTTAATCCTCACGTACTCTTCCCTCTTCGGCCGCTTGGCCTTGGCTTCTGCTTCGAGTTGCCTATCCGCGCCTTGCAGAATCCGCTGCCACAGCATGTCTTCGACCACGTATTCCAACCACTCCTGATCGGTGAAAGCCGGCTGCAATACCCCGATGGTCTCCGGCACGTCGGGCGTTTCCTCTGGTGAGACGTACTCCGGATTCGGCTGTTGAACCGTTACCTGCCTGTCGTTGGGATGCACCGAAAGAAACCACGCCATCACTTGGGCTTCTTTCTCGGGCGGAATAGTCAATGTGATTTCCATGCCTGCCTCCTATACGAACACGGTTTCGCGGCGTCCGCATTGCGGACAACTAATCCTTACCTGAGGCGGATGCGACAAAAGAAATGTGTCGGATTCTTCAGTCATTTCCTCACCACACGACGGGCACGCAATGCCGGACGGCTTCGGCCCGCCGGTGTTCTTGTAGAATTGCAGTCGCTCCGCGTTGTGCTGTCGAACGGTTTTCAATGGTCTGGCCCTATCTTGCATTGCATTACTCCTGCAACACGCTGTTTCAGTACGGATAGTAGTCCAGCGACACCCTCGCCGTGTATTGCGACGCACTTTTGCACGCCAATATCCCCTTGATCGGTGTATTCGCCTTCTGAATCGGCATCGCAATCTCTAGCCCAAATACGGAGTCCCGCTTGTCCGTCCGAACGAATCGCTTCGAAGTGATTTGGGTTTCCTCGCCATCGGCGCCGCTGTACAGGAACAATTGATACACGTCGTTGGCACTGATTTCCTCGATGGAGAGGTAGTGCAATACGTAATCAAAGGAAATCTGATTCGCGGGGATGATCGTTGTATAGGTTATTGGGTCTGGCATGGCCCATGCGCCAGCGGCAGCCGTCAGTAGTACACCATCGGCCAGGCTCGGATACACGTAACTGACAGCGTTCAAGTGCCTGGCCGCAATGGCGATTTGGTCCGCTATCGTTTGCTTTCCAGCGATGTAGCCCATGGCAAATACTCCCGTATTACGCCGCCTCGACTTTCCCGTCTGTACTTAGCGGGCTCCAGTAACAGTGGAATACGATGCTCCCCGAATCCACCGTATCGTCCGGCGTCAGCACGATGTCATTTCCGCCGCTTATGATGTAGGCCCGAATCGAGTCGGCCGATTCAATCTCACTGTCCGGCGACACGTCCAGCCACAATTCCCCCGCGTCCAAATCCGCCGCCGGCGTGTCGGCAATCATCGCGTCAGTATTCCCGGTGATTCCAAGCCGGACGTTCGCCCCGGCGCTCGATGCAACGCCGGAAGTCACGACGGGGACGATTCGTACGATCACGTCCCCCGTGACGGTGAATAGGGTTACCGGATCACTCCCGCCCGTGAATGTGACCGTCTTTTCCGTGCGGTGTGCCCCGGCCGCATTCACCAAGCGGTGTTGTGCGTATGGCTTCTGGGTTACTAGGTTCAATGCACGCGGAGAGCGTATTGAGATTGCCGGATACGGCCGCCACTGTTCCCACGGATCGCCATCCAATCCGGCTAGTTTGCGGATTTCGGCGGGGGTGAGGACGCGATTCCAAAGAGCAACATACGCACAATCTACATTGTATGTGCTCGAAAACGCTGCCCCAAACATCTTTGTCCAGATATTGTAGCTGTTGGTCGGGTCGATTCCTTCCAACGTGCCATGTAACGACTGGGCAAGCCATCGGCCATCCTGATAAGCGACGGGTACGCTTCCCACAGCATAGATGTAGACAAAATGATGCCATTGCCCTAAAGTCGTGGTGTATGTCGTCTGGGTGACGTTGCTAGGGTAACTCGCTTCGCTATCGTAAATGCGAAAATTGATGCCCTGATCTCTGAAATTGAAAGTCAGTCCGTAATAGCTACCAGCCCGCAGGATCGGTGCAGTCCAAGGGCTTTGGCTGCCCCAATCGTTCACTCTTATCCATCCGGCAACGCTGCCGGCCTGCGTCATTGGTATGTCGGGCAAATCAACATAGGTGTTCTCCGAGGTGACATTGATCGCCGTTCCCATCTCCGTCGTCACCCACGTCGGCCCGTTTTCCAACGTCCCGTGAAGACTTCTGCCAGACAAATCCCGCGTAGTATCACCACCGCCCTCGGAGAACAACCACGCCGCCACCAGCCCGTCGTTAAGCGGGTGGCCTTTTCGCAGAAACGGTTGTGTAGGCGTGACGTAGCTCACTTAGCTGGCCTGCTGCATAATGCCTTGGTAATGCACTTCGTGGTTTGAACCCGTTCCGTCCAACTCCGAATCGCTTTCGTTGTCGAATACCAGCACCCAGTGTCGAGGCAGCACGCCACCGAATGCCGCCGCAATGCTCCAGGGGCCGAACTCGAATGTCGTGTTCTCCGCTTCCGTATGGATGCGTTTCAAGAACGTCAGGTTCTTGTCTTCTCCGCCATAGACTGAATTGGTGCCCGAGCAATCCCCGCCGAATGTGTCGCCCTCGTCAATTGAGCCGGATACGTACACATCGACATACGATCCCGCCTCGGAACCGCTTCCCGTCTTGATAAAGCCGCCGACCAGCGCGTCCAGGTACTTGTCGCCGGAATTGTCCACCGCGGCGGATTGCCGCCATTCACCATCCCCTAGCCCTGCCAGCGTGATGTCAATAGTGTCGTGCGAGCCGTAGCTTATGTTAAGTTGCGTGGCCATGTTCGTCCCTCTTCTTTCTGTCGCGGAACCCCTTGCCGTTCACCGCGATGAACGCCTTTCGTAATCTGGCGTGGGCAACGTGTCCCTCGTCGATTCCGGTGAGCCCAAGGTGTTCGGCCAGCGGAATCGCCACCTTCTCCGTTCCGAGCAATTCGGGCTCAGACCACACCTCGCGTACGACCTCCACCGTCTCGTTGCGGAGCCGGTCGGCAATAGCCTTGTCCGGCAAGTCCTTCCACGGTTCGGTGTCCAGCAATTCGATCAGCTTCGCGTTACTCACGGCAAGGCCACCTCCCCATTCGTACTCAGCGGACTCCAGAAGCAGTAGAATACGATCTGCCCGGAAGTGATTTCGGCGTCCAACGTGAGGATTACCCCGTTCCCGTTGCTGATGATGTAAGAGCGGATGGAATCAACGGGCTCGATCTCACTGTCTGGCGATACGTCGGTCCATATCTCGTTTGCCTCCAAATCCGTCGCCACCGTGTCGGAGATCATCGCGTCGTCAGCACCTATGATTCCAAGGCGAATGTTCGGTGTCCCGCCTGCTTGGATGTCACCCTTGCATATCGGAATGATTCGCACGATCACGTCGCCGGTGACGACAAAGAGGCCGATGGCATCGGGCCCGGTATTCGAGAACGTCACCGTCTTTTCCAGCCGGTGCATCCCCAACGCTTCCGTAAGTCGAATCAGGCTCATGCCGCCACCCACCCTTCTGTGTCTTGAAAATAGAGCGCCAGCGTCTCGCCATCGTGCAACAGGTGGTCCGTGTCTGTGCCGAGCAGCAATTGATTCCCCGTAGTCTCAATGGTCACATCGTTTCCCGAGCTTCCCACGTTCGCAATGACATGGTGCCGTCCATTCACTCCGGCCAGCAAGGTGATTGTCGCCGCTTGATTGTCGGTATCGACAATCGCCACTTCGTCGTCATCGCCTAACGTTGCGGAGGCAGTGGTTACCCGAGTGATCTTGTGGATTCGAGAGCCTCCGGTTGTGACGGTTTCGGTAATCGAGCAGTCGCCGTCTACCGACAGGCGTTCGGAGGGGGAGGTGTCGTTAATGCCCACATTGCCCGAACTATCCACGCGGATACGCTCGGAGCCTCCCGTCGAGAAGTTAAGCGTATCTGCCCCCGAAGACCACATCCCGGTGTCTAAGTCTGTGACAAAAGCAAAAGACGGGGCGCCGATTGATCCTAATCCATGTGTCCCAACGCCAGAGATTGCCACATCACCTGTAACTGTTATTGCCCGTATGGCGTCGCATATTTCGACTACATTGCTACCAACACCGTAGTTGTCGATATGCAGGCCGTACCCGTCGCTAAGAATATAGACGCGCCGTGTGCCATCATCGACGCTAAGAAAGTAAGGGCTAGCCTCGTCGTTGATTACCGCGCTCCACAGGCCCGCATTGACAAAATTGATCTTGCCGTAGGGCTGCAATTCCCCGGCCACCGCCAACGCATCGTCAGTCTTCAGGGTATTCGCTGCCGAGCGGTACAGATTGACATCGCTGGAAGCGCCAAAGTACAGTGTCTGGGAATCCCCCAACAGTTTCAGGTGCCCCTCCGAAGTCAAGTGCGCCAATTCGGTGTTGTAATTGAACCATTGAAACGCCGGCCGCGTGGAGACAGGTCCAGTCCCATCCACATCCGACACGAATACCGTCGGGGCCCACGTGCCGATGTCGTTGTTCGTCCGGCCGATCAAAGTCAGTCGGTTGTCCGTCCCTTTGGCAGTAGCTACGAATCGCGGATTGAACTCGTCGGTGTTCTCCGTGTTGTTGTCCAGAATGAAGCTGCCGTCCGAATTGAGCACCCGGAAGGCCGCGCCTTCCTCATCGTCTGGCAAATACAAGTCAATCCGCTTCTCCGAACTGTCGAATACGATCCGTTCCGCCGATGCACCGATTCCGATCCACCCGTCCTCCGCCATCGTGATTCCTTGCCCGGAACCGATGGACAGCCCGGCATTGAACGAATGGGCCCCCGTCCATGTATAGGCGGCGGTTAGGTCCAGCGGAGTGCTTAGTGGTGCAACCATAACACAACAAACCTATTCAGCAGCCAACGGTTAGCCGCTCTCCTGATCTCGACCTTCCAGCAGACGGAACACCCGCATCACCACGAGATTGCCGTAACCTGTCCTCTCAAGTCGGCTCTTGATAGCCACCACATCATCAGCCTCCAAATCTGGATGATCTTCTCGATGTATTCGTAATGCTAACTCTCCGAGATACACCCTCTCTTTTCCCGATAGTTTCTCATCTCCAGCCAACACCCCTTGTAATGCATTCTCACAAACATCACGGAGTGACAGTACAGTTATCTTGGCCTTTGGTTCACCTCTCTCGTTACGGATGATTTGACCGGTTTCATCCCGCAGCGGTTCTGTAATCCTCACCGGCTCACCATCAATGTCCAATACAGGCGTCATCACATCGATTCTCATGTTTCTTCTCTCCTACAATCGCGTTAATATCAGAGATACAATGATAGCAAGCAACGCTCCGCCCACCGCCCCGCCCACTGCTCCCCAAGCACCTGCCTTGGTTTTCAGCATCACGATGGATTCCCGCATCTTGATCATCTGCTCTGCTTGTCGTTCATAACAATCATTCAGACGAGTCAATTCAGTCAGAACATGCTTACCCCATGTATTCCAACCGTTTGGCTCTATGTCGCGGTTACTCATTCTTCACTCCAGAAGCACTCTTTTCGCCACGATCTTAGTTTGAACCATCTTGTTCCTCGGTTTCCTGGCCGAGAATCCGGTTCAAGTTGGGATCTTCCGACTGATTACGACTCCCTGATTCGTGAAGAATCTCACCACCACAGTGAGAAAACCGGCTATTGTCAAGAGCCAACCAGCAGTAGGTTCCGACAATTCACCCAACCACTCTGCCTGTCCAAGCAATGTCAGGATGCCGATTACCGTCTCAGCAATTCCGATCCAAATCGTCTTGGACCATAGAAAGAATTTTGCGTCGTTCATTTTTCACCTCTTGGGAAGTTCTATCTTGAATCTCACCACCGTTCCTTCTAGAAGATCCTTGAATGGACTTACCGGCACATTCTCTAACCGGGCCTCCACTTCAATATATCCTCGCCTCGCTAGCTCCGTAACCACGCGGTCGATTTTGGCGAGGGTTTCGCCGGCGTCGTCTATCAGGTTCCGCAAGCTCATCAGCCTACCTCTAGCATAGACTCTTTCCTTCGGCTCTCCAGCCACATTCGTATCAGCTCAAGCACAAACATGATAATCTGGATCAAGATTACAGGGTCAAAATCTACAGCTTCGACCTCTTCCATAATCGCATCGGCCTCTATCTGAGACAGAGCTCCTATGCGAACAGCCCGCTCCAATCGCCGCTCCAACACCCTCTTCCGGATAGTGTTTCTTGTTTCACTCATTTTGTTTCTCCTCCCGCACCCAGAACATATTACAGTATGCTCGGATTCGGCTTCGCCGGCCACCCGTCAACTCCCGAAAAGGCATATAGTTCGCAGTCGAACCGTCGTAACTCTGTCTCTAAATCATTGGCGTGCATCCACATTCCGCCTGGCGGTTCTCCATTGAACGGTGTTCCATGGGCTCGTGCACCCCAACTGTTTTGGCGATATACTAGCCCCGCATCTTCATTCCAATCCAATAGGGCCGTTTGATGATTGAACCTACCCGACGGAACCATCACATGATAATCGACTCCGCCATGACTCCACCGCACCGGCCGTATGTCCCATCCTTGGCTACTAGCAATAGTCACCGGCCTATAGGCAAGCAGTTCCCGCCGCACTTCTTCCACTGTGTGGATTCGGGCCGCGTTTTCGACAAGGTTGTCTTTCGCCAGACCAATTGCCCATTGCGGCGGGCCCGGCCGTCTGCCCCATTGGCTCACAATCCTGCCAGTCTCCGCCGGAACCTCGTGTTCAGTTTCGTCTATGTAGAGCGTGCCGTACAGCCTAGCGGCGGCCGCGCCCCACGAGCCCGTCGAACCGCCCCCGAGCCCCAATCTGTTGTTTCCGACGTATACGCGGCTCATCCCGTAGGTGTACGGCGAATAGGCCCGGTGTAGCTCTTCTTCCTCTGCCTTCACGGCTATCTCGTATGCCGTCCGGTAGTTTGTTACCGTCGCTATCGCGGAGGCCACGCAGTTCGGGCCCTGTTGATGTTCGCACGGGATATGCTGGCCGCCGTTGACTTGCTTAGCGAACTCCCAAATGTACTTGTGTTCGGCCGGGTCAATGTCTTCCGTGTATTTGTACTCGGACAATACTTTCCCTGTTGCACCTTGAAAGCACTTGTACCCGGGAAAGGTGTGCATGCTGCAGTCGTACAACTTAGAGTATTCCGCTTCAGCCACGGCGGGGCCGGCCCAACCCATCAGCCGTTCCGGCGGACTATCGCCGTATTCAAACGGCCCTCCTATCGGGCGTCCGATTGCAACTGTCATCTTCACGCCTCCGTTTTACTGGTCCCATTTACTCTAAGGACTCCCGCAAAGCTCGACCGATAGTAAAAAGAAACCATAGAGGCCAACCAAGCGTGTACAAGGTCACTAGGATTAACTTCCAAAACATGCGCATATCAGAGAATATTCCGAGATTGATAAAAGCCGCTGGGATTAAGCCATACAAGTATATCCGGAATATCGTTTCTGCGAGATCAACATCGATCATGTTATGCTCCTTTGCGTTTAGTTTTCACGACCACAAACCGTACAACGATACACCGGCTTATTGGATGCTGTTTTCTTCTCCGTCTCGTTATGCACGCGTTTACCAACACCGTAAGTCTCGTTCTGGAATTGAGCAGCTTTACAAGTAGATTCCGCACAATACTCGCATCGCTTAATCATTATCGTACCTCCCGTAATCCTTTTGCTACGTCTCGCCACACTTGTTCGTACTGCCGCAAAGTGTGCAACTTGCCTTCGTCTATCAGCTTCTGCCACGCGACCGCCAGTGCATCGGCGAACGGCTGCCACACATCAGCCGCCGCGCCTAGTACGGCCCTGTTCTGCCGCCGCATTTCTTCTCTGGCATAAGTCACGGGATCATCATCTTCGGGCGGATTATCGTATGCGCCAGCGGCGGAAGATGCCGCGACGGCCTCCAGGCTGCCGGCCAGCCGTAGAGCTTCCTGTCTTCGGTTCGGGCTTTGAACCAACTTCTCCGCGTGTTCTTTCGCCCACTTCGCCCATCCGCTCAATGGATCTGGCGGATTCGGTTCGGGTGGTTCCGGCGGTTCGGGAGGGTCCGGAAGCGGGTCACCTCCTACCGTGAGAATGTGATAGGCAACGGCCTGACGATCCGCAGAGAGAATCAGCACGTATCGGCCCGGCTTGGCTGCCGAGAACGCCGCCAGCTTGCCTCCATCAAAAGTTGAGAGGCCATTGATAGCATCAGGAGGTATTGCTGTCCACTCAAACTTGTCTCCGATCGATCCTCTAGCATCAAGAAAAGTAGGCTTCAAGATTCGTCCGGTGGGACTGGCTTGGATATCGGCTCGAGGAGAAGAGACAGGTGCCGGATAAACCCAAGCTGTTGCTAACAACACCGACAAAAAACCCAAAAACCACAACAATTGTCTTCTCATTTCGTCCCAGTCCTTTCTCGCCACTCGTTAAAGGTACAACAACAATCCCGTCCTTCCTTGGAAATCGGATGCTTTCTCCGCATCGAATTCATCAGTAATGCTGCTCGTTCTACCAATGCCGTTCCTTCCCACACGTCCTCGCCCTCTTTCACTCCTGCGATCAAGAGTAAGATTGCTGCAATCTGATCACAGGTCAATCCGGAATCCAGAGCCGCACTCAAAGCTTCCAAGAAACTCTTTGGCAAGATCCGCTGCTTAGCGGAGGTTTCTAAAACCTCTTTGAGTTTCTCCGTGTCACTCATTCTCCCTCCCCCTATGTATTATATATGCCAAAGCACTTATCACCTAGACGGATTAGTAATCTTCAAACCATTGATATCTCCTCTTGTTGTGCTCCCCAAACTCCTCCCATAGCTCTCTCAGATCCGGATCCATCTCCTCCAAATCCTCTTCAGTCAATTCCTTATCCTCAACAACCAAATCGTCCTCCTTCCCCAGCCAGCTCACCCCCTCCATCAATTCCAGAGCAGTAGGCAGGCAGATCGCTAAAGCCACTCCTACATCTGCATGTCCGTACTCATCACTGACTGCCTTCAGCTTGTATCTATTCGGGGGTCTGTGTTCTATCTCAAACTTGGAGAAATCCCTCCGAAGCCTTCCTTCCTCATCATCATAGCATTCCAAGATCGACTCATTCACAGCCTGCACAAAAGCCGTAGCCATCTTGGTCTGGTTCGCATCCGAACTGAACGACATTTCCGCAGTAGGTATCCCTCTTCTCCTCAATCTCTGAGCTATGAATCTCCCTCCAGCAGCAGGGTCAAATCCAAACGAATACACATCGTAGAGCTTGGCCATCTTCCAACACCAATTCTCTACAGCCCTCTCGTTCACCTCCTTCTTCCCTTGATCATTCAGCTCTGTCGGAGCCCACCCCTTCAAACGACAGACCTTAATCCGTTGATCTTCTTGATGCACTCCAACAACTACCGCTCCTGAATGGTCATGAGTCTCTCCCATGTCCAACGCCATCAAATACTGCCACGAAGGCTCAGGATCAGAGGGTCCAGGCAAAATGAAACAATCATCAAGAGCCGCAGCGGTGACTGCTCCTCCTACTTTATCGACCCACTTACCCTCCCAAAGTCTGGCAGTCTGTGCACCAATCGGATCCCTCCTCCTATCTTCTTCCACATCCTTAGGATCTATCCAGGGAGCTAATCCGGTCCATACGAGCATCTTCCATCGATCCGATCTCTCTGCCTCCTTTCTCCAGACCTCAGCCTCTGTCCCCTTAACACCTGCGTTTGTAGATACAATCACCAGACAGCGAGGCACTCCTGAAGCATTTGACATGTGAGCTCTCATCACAACCCACCGCTCTACATGCACTAGCTCATTCAGAATCAATACATCCGGGGCCTCTCCTTGTTTCTCACCTGCCCCCTTCGTGCTGGAAGTGGACTCGATGTGTGCCCAAATCGTCCGGGGCTTCTTCTTGCTTCGGATGTAATACTGGATTATCTCTACATACTCATTCAACCACGAATTGTAGTGGAGGATTTCAGCAGCTCTGTTAGCGATGATGCTGGCTTGCTCTGAATTGGCCGCGCTGATCTGTATTTTGAGAGGTCGAGAAGCAAAGGCCATCAACCAGAGCACCATACATGCCAAATCCGTATCTTTAGAAGACTTCTTCGTCCTCTCAATCCACACCCGCTTGATAGGTGGGATCTTCTTATCCTTCACTGCGACTAAACTCGGTTCTATGGCCCGGAAGCATTCATCTTGGAAATCAGCCATCACTGTATGGAACAACCGAGGACCATGTGCCGAGGGGATCACCAGAGAACGAACAAAGGCTCGGAAACTATCAGGAGCCATCTTGATCAGTTGCAGTCTAGCTTGCTGATCCAGCAGAGATAATTCATCGGGAGTCCACTCTTTGAGATTCATTGTTCGAAGACCACTGCTATCTTATCGCTTACTGAAGACCAACAAATCCCCAAAACACCCCGAAAAATCCCAGAGGCCCTCGCCTCAGGGGATTTCGGAAGGCAAGAGGGCAAAAGGACTCGGTCCCCTAAGAAACCCGTAGAGGGGATATTTTAAGTGCAGGGGGCTTGGCATCATGTTTCAAAATAACCCTTAATTCGATTCTCTGGCTTCCACTGACCTGATCCTCCCAATCTCCTCTCCAAGACGAAAGTCGTATCTCCGCCCTTCTTCAGTTCGGTTATCACCATCACCCGCTCAAATTGCTCATCCAACAACAATTCTAGAAGCTCAGAGTCCTGACTCCTCACCATCGTAGCCAATACCCCTTCATTCGGCAATTTTCTCAGAAAGCTCTCAAACCGCCCTGTCACAATCATAGTGGCTAGAAAGCAACTTCTCACCATTATCGGATCATCCCTCATTCTCTGCCTCCACAACCTTAGTGCTCCCCTCCCCCTTCAGAGCTTCCATAGCAGCCAGAAGATTCAGAAGTTGATCTTCTGTCGCACCTTCCAAGTTAATCTTTGCATCATGCTGGTGGAAATGCAAATGCTGCTCCACCGTCCCTTCCTTCTTCTGCTTGTCCAAATCATGTCTATGTAACCCCGATATCCTCGCAGCCTCTGCCGAACACCAACTTGCATGTCTCAGATGCTGAATGTCTCCCACCTGTCCCTTTATCTCCCTGATTTGAGTCTCGGTCTGGAGCTCCCCCTCCCCTCCACAAGTAGTACACCAGCTCCCATCCTCCAACATCCCGTCCTCGCAATCCGGACATGTTTTCTTTCCGTAGGTGATTGTGATCTTCTCCGCATTCTTCTTCGACCTCTCGTACCCGTCCAAAGCCTTCATTCTGTCCTCGTCCAGCTCCCTGATCCTCACATTCCTCTCATCCTCAAGGGACTGGCCTAGGTTCTCGCGGAACTCCTTGAAGATCTCCTGTAGGTATTTGCTCACCGTCGCTTGGCACACCCCAACCCTTGCTGCAATGTCATTCTGCCTCTTCACCCCACTTATGTATAGCTTGTATATCTTCCTCTGTATCTCAAGCCGCTCCCTATCCCTCAGAGTCAGCCTACCAAGTGATTCACGATTGTCACTATTATCTGTTCCACTCACTCTTCCATACCCTCAATATAGGGGGTCTCACTCTAACAAGAGGTGTTTTCTTGCTCTAATAGAAAGCTTCGCTCCAACAGGATATTCGCTCTACGTCTCCTCCCAATATAACCCCTTTCCCTGGTTCTCCTCAACCGGACTTCTTCAATCCCAACTCACTTCTAGATTCGGCCAGTGTCCCAACTCTGCTTTGTATCCTTCTTCTTTCAACTCCATCATGATCTTTCTCATCTGGTCCGGGTCCGGAACGTTGCAATAGATCTTATTCCATTCGCTCTGGGTGATCACTACCCTCAAACAACCTCGGTTTGCCGATTCCTCTATCGTGTTCCTGATAAATCTCAAACCTTCTCCTACCGGGGTTGGCTTGATGTGACTCGCCTCTCTATACTTCAGAGCTATGCTCCTTGATTTTTCGGCCTTCATCTTCCCACTTTTCCAAAAACGATCTTAGAGCTGCTTTCAACTCCGCTATGCTCACTTCGCTTATATAGTTCAATCTCCTCAGATCCTTATCAGTCTTGTTCCTCAAATCCCCCAAGTACACTATACCATGCTTCTCCAGAATGCTGATCACCCGCACAGATAGCCCGTGGTTTTCCAGAGAAAACATGGGCTCTTCGAACAATTCCTGCTCGGTCATTTATGCCTCTCCTCCAGTTCCCCTATCTCTACAACTTTGCCGAGGCCAAACTCCGGATATGAGTCAATGTCAACATTCAACACGAATTGAAATCCTAGATCATTTGCCATGGCTTCTACCATCTGCTTCGTGCGAGATCTGTTTTCTTTTCCTCTTATATTCCGGAAAGGCTCATCTAGGACCAACAAACGTCTCTTCGCAGGTCTAGAGAGCAGCACAGAAGCAACCCTCAAAGCAAATGCCGCTACATCAATCACCCCACCCCCGACCTCATTCAACGGATCATCGTACTCTTCTCCATCCTTCACAAAGATCAACTTAGCTTCAGTCTTGTTCCGCTTCTTCTCAAACCTGATCTTGAACTCATAAGGATCATCGAATATAGCCGATAGACATCGACTAACCACCCCCGCTATGCTGTTGTGCATATTCTGTTGTATTCTCTCTGCTAATGCCTGAACAGCATCCCTCGTCTCTTCCAAGTTCCGAAGTCTGTTCTTCGATTCCTCCAGAGCCGTAGATTCCTTCTTCACAGACTCTTGGACCATCTTTCTCTCGACCAAGAGCTTGTCCAACCTCCTTCTGTATCTATCCACAACCTCATGCATCTAACTTGTCTCCGAAATCCTTCTCAAACTCATTCAAATAGGATTCCAACTTAGCCTCCTTGTGCTCCAAATCGGACTCCATCGCCTCTAGCTGCTCCTCAGCCGATTCCAACGAACTCACACCAAACTCATTCTCCAGATCATCTATCAATCCCTCCAAAGCGCCCTCAGCACGAGCTTTCTGCCGCTCCAGATCTTCAATCTCTCTTCTCAGTTTGTTAAACCTGTCCAAATCCATAATTAGTTCCTCCTAGCCCACCCAAGGACCCCATCAAGTTTCCACTAATCCAACCGTAAGCAAAACTTCATTGGAAAGCCTTCCCAAGTTTCCACTAATCCAACCGTAAGCAAAACTTCATTGGAAAGCCTTCCCAAGTTTCCACTAATCCGATCGTAAGCAAAACTCCACTTGGAGGTCCCATCAAGTTTCCACTAATCCGATCGTAAGCAAAACTCCACTTGGAGGCCCCATCAAGTTTCCACTAATCCGGTTGTAAGCAAAACTCCACCCAAGGACCCCATCAAGTTTCCACTAATCCGGTTGTAAGCAAAACTC